AGCAAGAGCACATGTGGTATCTAAGAGATGAAATGTTCCGTGCGATGATGGATCATTCGTTCTATCATGACCCCCCTGCTGAACGCTAAATACTATTAGCTTGGGAAGTTGACATGCCTGCTGAATGGTATAAAGAGCAACCTTCAAATAGAAATTATCTGTCTCCTGTAGGATTCCAATTTTATTTGGAACATTTTCAGGGGGTGGATTTCTTTTGTCAGTCTGCAAATATTCCAGACATCAGTATGTCTGTAGCAACACTTGGAAGCAAGTTTAGAAATGTACCTGTGCCAGGTAGTGGTGGTGTTGAGTATGGTGACCTACAGATCACTTTCCTGATCGATGAGGACTTTACCAACTACATGTCGATTCAGAACTGGATCCGTAAGTTTGGACTGTCTGAGGGACATTCTGATGCGCCTGACAGAATGAGTCGTGGTCTCATCAAAGTATTAACATCAAACTTCAATGGAAACTTCTATGTGAACTTTGAAGACCTGTTCCCAATAAGCTTGACAGGAGTGCAGTATGATGCTAGCTTAACAAATATCGAGTATCTAACTGCAACAGCAACATTCAAGTTTACACGATATCGCATACAGAATGAGAGCGGCACTGATTTATGAATTTTGAAACTCTTCGTAATAAATTTGACAAACTTAGAGAAGAATGGGCAGAAGATTCTGAAGTAGATTTTCAATTTAAGAATAAACAGTATACCACAGATCTAGGTCAACTCGCTCTAAACATCCCTTTCCAACACAATAAATACTTAAACCATTACACAGATATCTCACAGATCAAAACTTCTTTAGAGTTTGAGATCCGCAAATTGGTTAGGGAGAAACGTGAGTATTACTCAGGCGAAGCAGACGCAAAAACTTACGCCTCTAAACCATTTGGATCAAGCATCAAGACTTCAGAAAAAATGAAAGTGTATCTAGAGTCTGATGAGGAGATCATCAATCTAGAAGCAAAGATCAAGTATCTAGATCAGATGATGTACTGGATCGATCAAGTAATGAAGCAGATATCTAACAGAGGTTTCCAGGTCAAGAGTGCTATTGAATGGGAAAAATTTATTAATGGACAGTAATGACGCGCCTCTCGGTAAAAAAGAAGAACGAAGTCTATCTCACAATTCATTCTGCAGAACCACATGTTCATCATGAGTTAGCAGACTATTTTTCTTTTGAGGTTCCAGAAGCAAAATTTTTAAAGAAGAACCCAAGATACAAATACTGGGATGGCATGATCAGACTGTACTCACCTGGAACTGGTGAGTTATACAACGGTCTACTCAAGCATCTATATGAGTGGGCATCTGAGCGTCAGTACCACATTGACTTTGAGAACAATGACTGGTATGGAGAAGTAGTACAGACAAATGATTTTGTCTCTCCAGCGGGCATCAAGATGTTCATGGATAAAATTACCAAAGCAGAAATTAAACCACGCGACTATCAGTATCGCGCAGTTTATGAAGCTATTAAATACAACCGTAAACTATTACTTTCGCCTACGGGCAGCGGTAAGAGTCTGATGATCTATTCCCTCGTCAGATACTATACTGCTACCAACAAGAAAATTCTGATCATCGTCCCTACTACGTCCCTCGTAGAACAAATGGTCAATGACTTTAACGATTACGGGTGGAATGCTGACGAACATGTGCATAAAATTTATTCGGGCAAAGATAAAAATACTGATAAACCAATCATTATTTCCACCTGGCAATCCATCTACAAATTCCCCAAGAGATACTTTGATGACATTGACTGTGTTATCGGTGATGAAGCACACCTATTTAAGTCAAAGTCCCTAACGGGCATCATGACTAAACTGCACAATGCTAAGTATCGTTTTGGATTCACTGGTACTCTAGACGGAACCAAGACTCACAAGTGGGTGCTTGAGGGATTGTTTGGAGACTGCGAGCGTGTAACTAAGACAGATGATTTAATCAAGTCAGGTTACCTTTCTAAGTTTAGGATAAAAGTTCTACTTTGTAAACATGCTCCTCAATATTTTGAATCATATCATGACGAGATGGAGTATCTCGTGGAGCATACTGGTAGAAACAATCTAATCAAGAATCTAGTTAATGACTTAGATGGTAATACTTTGCTGCTTTTCAACTATGTAGAGAAGCACGGTGAACCATTGTATGAATTAATAAATAAGACCATAGACCCTGAACGAAAAATCTTTTTTGTTCACGGCGGCACTGATGTGGAAGATAGAGAAGAAGTTCGTCAAATTACTGAGACGGAAAACAACGCTGTTATTATTGCTTCTTACGGCACCTTCTCTACAGGTATCAACATCAAACGATTACACAATATTATATTTGCATCACCAAGCAAGTCTCGGATCAGAAACTTACAAAGTATTGGTCGTGTTCTTCGTAAAGGTGAGGGCAAAGATATCGCAACCTTATACGACATTGCCGATGACATCGGCGGACAGAATTACACACTTCGTCATTTGAATGAGAGAGTCACCATTTACAATGAAGAGAATTTCAAGTATGAGGTTATAAAAGTCAACCTTAGAGCAAACTAAATGGAAGAAGAATTTTATGCGACAATCAAACTAGTCACTGGCGAAGAACTTGTATCTAAGGTTTGCTACATGCCAGACGAAGATAGTTTGATTCTAGAGCACCCTCTAGAAGTAATTCCAATCGAGCAACAGAAAAACAAACTACAGGTAAATGGATTCACTCTGGTTGAATGGATCAGATCTACATTCGATCAGATGTTTATCTTACCTAAACAACATGTACTTACCATTTCTGAGACAGATAAAAAAATAGAGTCCTTCTATAAGAGGACTCTAAAAAAACTCAACTCAGGAGTCGATGGTAGTCAGTTCACTAGAAAGATGGGAAGACTAGGTTCAGTCAGTGAAAACCGTAAGTTCTTAGAGAAGTTATATAAGCTATAAGTTCCCTTGAACCCTTGACAGAGTTATTGTACTGATATTTCTGAGGAATGTCAAGCTCTGTTGACACTTCAAGACGCGAGTGTTATAATAAACAAGCGTCTAAAGTATTCGATGTGGCAATACAAGGAATGACAAGAAAGAAAACAGAGAACTATGTAAACAACAAAGAGTTCCTTGAGGCAATCACTATCTATCGTAATAGTGTGATTGAAGCAAAAGAGAATGGTCAACCTCGACCAAGAGTGCCCAATTATATTGGAGATTGCTTTCTTAAGATTGCAACGCACCTATCTTATAAACCAAACTTTGTCAATTACATGTTTCGGGAGGACATGATTTGCGACGGCATTGAAAACTGCCTGCAATATATTGACAACTTCGATCCTAATAAATCGAAGAATCCCTTCGCATACTTTACGCAAATTATTTACTACGCATTCCTCCGTCGTATCCAGAAAGAGAAGAAGCAACTAGAAATCAAAAATAAAATTCTTGAGAAGTCTGGTTATGATGAAGTGATGCATACAGATTCATACACTGGTGATATGCAGGGAATGAATGCCTCTCATTCTGACATGGGCACCATTAAAGAAAACATTGAAACGAGGATGAATAGATGACTACTAGACAATTCGTGAGCAGCAAAGGTGAAACTTGGGAGTGGGAAGAAACTCCTGAGGTCCTTGCAGCACTAGAGAAACTTCATGCGAATGCAAAGATCATTAGTGATCTTGAAAAGGAAGCATCTGATTATGGAGTTGGTAAGTGAGTGGAGATTATGAAACCTATGAATGGTACGACACACCATATGGAGAATTCCGTGTCGAACAGAAACGCTTTGGAACGTGGTCTAGCTATGGTAAGGATGGTACGCCGTTCATCACCGCACTTACGAAAGAAGTTTGCATTTCAGGAACGAGATTCCACTTGGAAGGTGTCGCTACTAACTGGGAAAACTGCAGGACTTCCAAGCCTTTTGATGGAATCGTTGGAGGAAAACTATGAAGAAAGTTGAAAACAATGTGCAACTCATCCAGAGGTTCACTAAGAGAACCAAACAACTCCAAGAGAGGAAGGATGAATTGCAAGCATCTTATGACGAGTATGTTAAAATAGAGAGAGATCTTGCTAGACTAGAAGGGTCTCTCCAGACAGTATTCTATATTGAATATGGTACACTGCCTGGTGATGGTAATCACGATGGAATGAAAGATCATACTCCTCATGAAAATAGCACTGATAACTGATCAACATCTAGACGGACGGAAAGGCAACATCCACTTCTGGAATTTCTTTCAGAAGTTTTATGATGATGTCTTTTTTCCGACTCTAGAGAAAGAAGGCATTGATACTATCATTGATCTGGGTGACACCTTCGACAATCGTAAGTCGATGGACTACAACACCTTCAATAGAATCAGTGATAATTATTTTAGTCGCCTCAAGGACTACACTGTACACATGATTCTTGGTAATCACTGTACATATTATAAGAATACAAACCGCATCAACTCACCAGAGTTGCTGCTTGATTCTTACGACAACATCACCATCTACAGTGAACCTACCGAACTAGAACTAGGTGGTAGGACATTCCTGATGATGCCCTGGATCAACCAGGAGAACCGTGAGCAAGCAGTTGAACTGATTCAGAAAGGTGGAGACATCATGGTCAGTCACATCGAAATTGAAGGGTTTGAGGTCATGGAGGGTATGCGCTTTGAGGGCGGGTTCTCTCGTAAAGACTTTACCAACTTCAAGCGTGTGTGGTCTGGGCACTTCCATCACCGCTCCAAGAAAGGAAACATCCAGTATCTTGGCAACCCATATCAGATGTTCTGGAATGATTATAAAGCAGTTCGCGGGTTTCATATATTCGATACAGAGACTGACAAGCTCAGGTTTGTGGAGAATCCATATGAAATTTTCGCAAAAGTCTACTACGACGACACACAGTCTGATTATAACAAGTTCGATATTTCAGACTACGCCAACAAATTCGTCAAAGTTATTGTCGAAGAGAAGCGTGACTACCAAATGTTTGAGACATTGGTTGATCGTCTTTACAATGTAGGTGCTCACGATGTTAAAATTGTTGAAACCCTAGTTGACACAAGCGAGGTAGAGGATGTAGAATTTAATGTGAAGGACACATTGACTTTGCTGACTGAGTATATTGATGAGATTGAATTGAAAGTCGATAAAACCGAACTCAAGAAACTCATGCAGTCATTATACATAGAGTCATGCGAAGTAGTCTAGAGGAATCTATGTATGTAATTACATTAGAGAATCATCCTGCGGGTGTGTATTCTGTTTTCGATGAAGACGATGACAAGATCATTCCTATTTTTGAAACTCAATGTGATGCAGAACGATACATTTCCTTCTTAGAAGATGACCCAACAAATCCTGCTTTGCAACTTGCTGAGGTAGATGTTGAAGCAATGGTTGCCGCTTGCCTTCACAGCGGACAGAGATATAGTATAATTACAGAAGACGACTTCATCGTACCACCAAATTGTTATGATTCATTTTCAGAAGATCCGTTGGAAGAACTTCCTGAGCACGGGTAATACTTTCAGCGAGATCGATCTGGTATCGTCCAGGACAAATTTGATTGTTGGCGCTAACGGTGCAGGTAAGAGTACCATTTTGGATGCTCTTACCTTTTCGTTGTTTGGTAAACCATTCCGTAAGATCAGCAAAGCTATGCTGGTCAACAGTATTAATGAAAAGGATTGTGTTGCAGAGATTGAATTTACTATTGGTAAGAGAGAATACAAAGTAATTCGCAGCATCAAACCTAACAAACTAGAGATCTATTGTGATGGACTTGCTTGGAACCAGGAAGCTTCTGTAGTAGATCAACAAAAGAATTTTGAACAGAATGTCCTGAAGATGAACTTCAAGTCATTCACACAGATTGTGGTGCTTGGCAGCAGCACCTTCGTACCATTCATGCGTCTTCCTATCACGCAGCGTCGTGACATCATTGAAGATATTCTAGACATTCAAATGTTCTCGACCATGAATGTTCTACTCAAAGATAAAATCAGAGAGAACAATGAAGAGATCAAGACACTTGATTATGATATTCATCTGATTGAGGAGAAGATCCATCTACAGAAGCAGTACATGCTGGAGTTGGAGAAACAGAACAAGGAAGCAGTAGCAAAGAAGACAGAAAAAATTAAAGAGTATAAAAAAACAGAACTCCAGGGGGTCGAAGATGTTGCAATTCTAACACAACAAATCGAAAAACTTAATGAAGAAATGCAGGAGTATCAAA